TGGTAACTCGCGATCTCGGGCATTTTCTAGGATAAGCCATATTTCTGGGGCATTTTCAACAACAGGGGAAAGGAGGGCAAAGTGACTAAGAGGGCGGACACATATAGCGTAAACGCACTCTCGATAAACACGGGTTATGACCGTGCGACGATCACAAAGGCTCTGACAGACGTTCCGGCAGACGTAGAAGACGGGAAAGGGCGGCGCTGGAAGCTAAAGACCGCATTACAGGCCCTCGGGGCGGTCAAGGAACGCATGAACGCCAGGGAGATCAACCCGGTCGACCAGGAGCGGGCACGCCTGACGAGGGTCCAGGCCGAACGGCAGGAGTTAAAGCTGGCCCGGGAGTCGGGCGATTACATCCCCACCGAGCTCGGACTCAAGGTTTTCGAGGATATCGCGATGGACATGCGTGCCAAACTCCTGGCGATACCGTCGAAAGCCGCCCCCCGGATGATCGGCATCACGAAGGAGCGGGACGCGAAGACCAAGCTGGAAAAGATGATCCATGAGGTGCTCGTTGATTTCAGTCGAACAAGCCCCGATCGTTTCCTCGGAGAGCTACGGAAGCTTCAAGGGCGGACTTCGCAGGACGTTCCTGCGCCTAGCCCCGCCCCCGAAGCTAACAACAAGCGAGTGGGCCGGAACAAAAAGACGGCTTAGTTCCGAAGCCTCAAGCGACCCAGGCCAATGGGACAACGACCGTGCCCCCTACCTGCGAGGGATCATGGATGCGTTCTCAGATCCGCTTATCGAAGAGATCGACGTTATATCGAGTTCCCAAACCGGAAAAACTGAAGCCCTTTTGAACTGTATCGGGTACGCGGTCGACACCGACCCTGGCCCGATGTTGGTTGTCCTCCCCGACGTAGAGACATCCGCCTCCATCTTCTCGACCGAACGCCTGGACAAGATGGTCCGGGACACGCCAGCACTCACCGATAAGTTCGCGCCGGCCAAGGCAAAGAGCGCGGATAACAACATGCTCCACAAATCCTTCCGGGGCGGATACGTGGCCATCCGTGGATCCAACTCGCCGGCGGGGCTGTCGTCTCTCCCCATCCGATACCTGTTCCTCGACGAGGTGTCCAGGTTCAAGAGGTCGGCGGGGAAAGAGGGCGACCCGGTCAACCTCGCCATCAAGCGAACCCAGACGTTTTGGAATCGCAAGATCTTCATGTGCTCGACCCCGTCCATCTACGGTATCTGTCGGATCACGGCGGCTTACGAAGAGAGCGACATGCGGCAGTTCTATGTCCCGTGTCCGGACTGCGGCGCCCACCAGGTCCTGTTCTTCTCCGCGAAGTATGGGGACGAGGACCAGCCGAAGAAACGCGCCGGTGGGATCAAGTGGTTGAAGGACTCGAAGGGCGAACATTTACCCGAGACGGTTTATTACGAATGCGAGCACTGCGGTTATCACATCCACCAGCACCAGGTCCACGAGATGACGTTGCGCGGGGAGTGGAGGGCGTCGAAGCCGTTCAACGGGAAGGCGGGGTTCAGGCTCAACGAGTTCTATTCCCCGTGGGCCAAGTGGTCGAAGATCGTTTCGGACTTCATCGAGATCAAGCGCTCGAAGGATATCGACCGGCTTCAAGTATTTGTGAACACGGTCCTCGGGGAAGCTTTCAGGGAATCCGGGGAGAGCGTCGACGGCCTCGACCTGGTCGGACGCCGCGAGCCGTGGCCCGAGGGGAAGATCCCGAACGGCGTCCTGGTCCTCACGTGCGGCATCGACACACAGGACAACCGCCTGGAATACATGGTCTGGGGTTGGGGCAAGGACGAGGAACGATACGCCATCGACTACGGCCAGTTCATGGGCGACACGTCTAAGACCGGAGAAGAGAGCGTCTACAAACAGCTTGAGACGTACCTCAAGACCTTCTCGGCCACGAGAGAAGATAATGCGGAGCTCAAGATCCAATGCACGGCGATGGACACGGGCGGTCACAGGACGGAAGAGGTCTACCGGTTCTGCAAACAGTTGGAGTACCGGCGCGTATTTGCCATCAAGGGAGAGAGCCGCGGGGACTGGTTCGTCAAACTTTCCGGGAAGAAGAACAAGATGGGCGGGACGCTGTTCCGCGTGGCCGTCGACACGGGAAAAAAGAACCTCTACGACAACCTCAAGATCATGGACCCGGGCGCGGGTTACGTCCACTTCCCACTGAAAGACTTCTTCGACGACATGTTTTTCGAGCAGTTGACCAGTGAGGAGCGCGTCATCAAGTGGGTGAACAACAAGCCGGAATACTTCTGGAGAAAAAAGAAAAAGGGATCCAGGAACGAAGCCCTCGACATGACCGTCTACGCGCACGCGGCCAAGGCAATCCTGAAACCGAACTATATGCGCCTCGAGGAGAACATCAAGAAACAGTTGGAGCTCAAGAACGCACAGGACGAAAATCCGCAGGAAGTCAAAACGAGCGACGAAAATAAAAAGCAGAAACCGACGCCCATCCGCAATAGAAGACCAGGCGGATGGATGTCCGGATGGAACCTATAACTCGTTTAAAAATGTGGTCGTCTGATTAAAACCGTTTAAAGACCTATAACGGGTTCATGGCAAACGAAATTCCGACCATCGAACCCACAGAGATATTCGCCAACACCACGAACAAGTGGACGAAATCTCTTTCGGATTATCCCGCCAACGACGGATGGACGCTGACCTATTACTTCGTCCATGCCACAGCCGCCAACAACAAGAGCAAGGTTGCCACGGCCAGCGGCGCAGACTTCCTCATCACGCTTTCCGCCACCGATACCACCAGCTACACGGTCGGGACCTACGACTGGTTCTCCAAGGCTTCCAAGAACGGCGAGGTCTACGTCGTGGGGACCGGCCGAGTGGTGGTCAAGGCCGACCCCGCGAACGCCGCGACCGCACGCTCCCTCACACACGCCGAGACCATGCTCGCCGCGATCCGCGCCGCCCTCGAGGGGAGCGCATCCAGCGACGTCCTCGAGTACACCATCGAAGGCCGCCAACTCAAACGCATCCCGAAGAAGGACCTCCTGGAAATGGAGCAGAAGTACGCGACACGTGTGGCGAACGAACAGGCGTCAATCGCTCAAGCAAACGGGACCTATGAGTCCAAGAACGTTCGAGTCTCGTTCAGGAGCCCCTCGTGAACCTAATCGACCGCATGGCGACCAGGATAGGTTATGTGAGCGTTGAGCGCCACAAGATGGGGCTAAAGCGTTCGTTCGAGGTCGCTCGTAAAAGCAACATCACAAGTGATTGGGTGATGTCTGCGACGCATATCGACGCAGATCTGAACCGGGACCTAGATGCGCTCCGTGCCCGGGCTCGGGACCTCGTTCTGAACAACCCCTATGCCGCGTCGTTCGTGAAGATGGTCCGCCGTAACGTCATAGGTTCAAACGGGCTAAAGCTTCAGATGAAAGTGCGCGACCCCAACGGAAAGGCTGATAGCGAGGCAAACCGGCTCATCGAAGAGGCTTGGGAAGACTGGGGAAAGAAGAAAAACTGCACCGTGACGAGGATGAAAAGCTGGCTCGATGTTTCGTATGTCGCGACGAGCCACCTGATATCGGATGGTGAATTCATCTTCCGGAAGTACTCCGGGTTCAAGAACAAGCACTCGTTCGCGTTGCAGGAGATCGACCCGGGGCTCCTCGACACCACCCTCAACGTCCAGAGAGACGGAAGGCATAACGAGATCCGAATGGGCGTCGAGATGGATATCTATGGGGCCCCCATCGCATACTGGTTCAAACAGTATAACGGTTCGTTCCAGGTGTCGCTCTACCAGAACTATTACTCCGGGGAACGCATCCGCATCCCCGCCGAAGAGATCATTCACGGATTCCCGATGTACTTCGCGGGGCAGACCCGTGGGTGGCCGCTCATGGTGCCGTCGATGATGGCCCTCAAGATGTTGGGAGGGTACAACCAGGCGGTGGTTGTAGGAGCCCGCGCCGGTGCCTGCCAGATCGCGGCGATCCAGACCGAAACGACGGACGGCGGATTCTCAGGCTCGGACGGAAAGACTGAAGAAGGCGCTCCGATGGTCGAGATGGAGCCAGGGATGATGATGCGCCTGGGCCCGGGCGAGACGCTCAAGGAATTCAACCCAACGCAACCCACGGCACTCTACGATCCGTTCGAGAAGGCCGTGCTTCGCTCTATCTCCATCGGGACGGGTTACACCTACGTCCAGTTCACCGGGGACCTGTCAGGCGTAAACTATTCCAGCATGAGGGCCGGGGCGCTGGAAGACCGAGAAGAACACAAGTATCTGCAATCCCTGATGATTACCCACTTCGCAGAACCTGTTTTCGAAGGTTGGCTACCTCCTGCGCTGGCCACCGGCGTCATCCCTCTCCCGCTCACGAAAATCGACAAGTTCTCCAAGTGCAAGTTCACCGGTCGCCGTTGGGACTGGGTGGACCCGCAGAAGGAAGCCGAAGGCGCGAAGATCCGCATCGAGCAAGGCCTCGACACCGTGACGAACATCCTAGCCGAACAGGGCAAGGACATCGAGGACGTACTGCGCGAACGCCAAGAAGAGTTGGCGATGGCCGAAAAGTACGGAGTGAAATTACCTGAACCCGGAGATCAGTCTTCAAAGGCTTCTAGCCCGAAGGCCGAATTTACCTCGGGGCAGGGCGGAGGGGCTGATGAAGATCAAAACTAAGCCACTTCTGCGTTCGGTTTCTTTTGGCGAGGACTCAAGCGTTGATTTGGAAAAGAGAGAAGCGACCTTTCCCTTCAGTTCTGAATTCCCCGTGGAACGGGAGTTTTGGTCTCAAGAGTTTGGTTACGAGGTCGGGTATGAGGTTCTCGATCACTCTCCGGGTTGTGTCGATCTTGGCCGATTGAATGATGGAGGAGCCATCAGAGACGGCCACGACGGCGACCAAATTGGCGATGTGATTTCCGCCTTTACGAAGGACCGCAGAAACTGGATCAACGGTAGATACAGCTGTAGCGATAGAGCAACGGTGATTTTGACTGACATGAGCAACGGTCTCCGTCGCAACGTCAGCTGCAAATACAAAGTTTTACAGTTCGTCCGGGAAGCGCCCAAAGAAGAAGGCGGGAAGCCGACTTATAGGGCAAAGAAGTGGTACGTCACCCACGTTTCCCACGAACCAGACGCGGCGGACCCAACGGTGGGTCTAAACCGTTCTTTGGAAGATCAGGAAATCGAAACGGAGTTGATTCGCAGTGAGTCCGAAACTCCGACGATCATTACGAAAGAGGAGGTCCGCATGGACCCGAAAGAGATCGAGGCTATGCAGGAGCGTCATAAGATCGAACTCCAGCAAGCCACCGAGACCGCTCGTAAGAGCGAGGCGCATCGCGTCGCCCAACTGCGAGCCATGGAAGACATCTATGGCCACGTCGAAGGCGTTCGCGACATCATTGGCAAGGGCATCAAGGAAGGCACGGCCTACGAAGAGGTCGGCGCTTCGGTGCTGAATAAGGTCGGCGAGAAGCGCAGTGCGATGGAGAACCACGACCCGAAGTCTTTGCTCGGCATCCCGGACAAGGAGCTGAAGGGTTATTCCTTCGCCCGCGCGCTGAAGATGCAAGCCGGGCTTTGCAAGAAGGACGGCGTGGAATTCGAGGCCCACAAAGCCCTCGAAGAACGCGGCATCAGCGCCAAGCAAGGCGGAATCCTGATTCCGTTCGACGTCCAGAGCCGAAAAACACTGGGCTCGGCTTCTCAGGAGCGGTCGAACAACGCGGGGAGTGGGTCCGCCGGCGGATACCTGGTTTCTACCTCGCCGATGGGCTTCATCGACATGTTGCGGAACAGCCAGGTCATGACTCAGCTCGGCGTGTCGCGTCTCTCAGGTCTCAAGGGGAACGTCTATATCCCCCGCAAGACTGGCGCCTTGACGACCTACTGGGTCAACGAGGACACCGCCGCGACCGAGAGTGCCATGACGTTCGGCCAAGTGCTCGCCATGCCGAAGACAGTTTCGGGGTGGTGCCGCTTGACCCGCGACTTGCTGAAGCAATCGGACCCGTCCATCGAGCAGTTGGCGATGACCGATCTGGCCGAGGGACTTGGCATCGCGTCGGACGCCGTCGCATTGAATGGCATCGGTGGGGCCGGTCAGCCGTTGGGCGTGTTGAACGTCTCCGGCGTCGGCAGTTTCACCGCCACGACCTGGCGCGGCATCTTGGGCGCTCGCACGGACATCCGCACCGCGAACGCTTTGACCGGGAACATCAAGTGGCTCATGACGCCTGCCGTCATGGAGATCATGATGTCCACCGAGAAGTCCACAGGCTACCCGGTGTATCTGATGAACGAAGAGACCAGCAAGATGGCCGGTTATCTTGGCTTGGACTCGAATCAGGTGCCGAGCGGTTACATGGGTCTTGCCGACTGGAGCCAGCTCCTCCTTTGCGATTGGGGCACTCTGGAAGTCAAGTTGAAGGACGCCGACGATCACACCGGCGCGATGTTCGTCGAGGGCTTCCTCGACATGGACGTGGTCGTGCGTCAAACCGGGGCGTTCACCTTCGCCTCTTCCATCTCGTAACCAAGGAGTTGAACCATGGCTGAGACCAAGATGATGAAGATCAAGGTGCTCCGAGCCTTCCGCATCAGCGGACTGGACGAGAGCACGAAAGGCCTCAAGAACGGAGTCATCGGTGTCGGCTCCGTTATCGAGGTTAAGGCTTCCTTCGGGAGGATGATGATCTCCCAGAAGAAAGCCGAGGAGACCTCCGATGCCGTGAAAACGGTTGAGGCTCCTGCAGGCGGCGCGCCGAAGCCGAATACCACGAAAAAGGAGGGCTGATCCATGGAACCGATGCAAGGAGCGTCGATCTCGACGGTCGAAGCGGTGCTGTCTCGCACCGAGTTGACCGCCACAGCGTTCGACACGCAGACTCTGGAAGGTTTGATCGGGTTTGCCCTGACTGTCGGGGCGGCCACGGCTGGCGACACGAAGACGCTGGCCTGCAAGCTGACGCATTGTGACACTTCGGGTGGCATCTACACCGATGTTACGGGCGGAGCTTACACCACCTTGACCACGGTGGCCGGTGATCAGCTTTTGTTGATCCCGAAGAAGGCTTTGAAGAGATACGTCAAGCTGTCGGCGACCCACGGGTCGGCGAACGCCGCGTATCCCTACGGTCTTCAAGCCATCGCAGTCAGCAAGTACGAATAACCAGGACGGGAGGGCTTCGGCTCTCCCCTTCTACCCTAGCCCCCGAGCGATCGGGGGACTGGGCAGAGGAAGGAGGAAACCATGACCATCGGCGATAACTTGAATGACTTTTTAAACGTCAACGACTTCGCTGTAACCGGGTCGTGGACTCCTACAGGCGGAACAGCGACGAGCGTTGTGGGGATACTCCTTAACCCGACGGCGGTGAGTAGCCCGCAAAGCGGCGAAGTTCTTCTCTCCGACGTTGAGTTCCTTTGCAAGACCTCGGTCGTGACATCGGCGGTCGAGGCTGAGCCGATAGTCATCGGAGGAGTGACGTACTACATCCTCACGAACGAGCCGGACGGTACAGGCATGACGCGCTTGAGACTCGGGAAGGAAGTGCCGCATGGCAGACAGTAAGCGGCAGGAAATCCTAGACCAGATCGCGGCGAGGCTCAAGACCATCAAGAAGAACGCAGGATACGAGACGGACCTCGGGAATAACGTTTATGACTGGCGGTTGAACCCTTGGGACTCGTCGACGATGCCGGGAGTGATGTACCGCGACGAGGAAGAGTCGATTGAGGATGACCTGACCAGAACCCACATGGTCACGATGGAACTAAGCGTCGAGGCGGTGGGCCTTGGCACGGCTCAGATCTCATCCGCAGAGCTGGCTAGGAAGATGCTTGCGGACATCGTTAAGGCGTTCGGGACAGACACGAAGTGGACGAAAAGCGGCGTTCAACTCGCGACAAGGACACTCTATCGCGGGTCGAAGATGGGCGTGGTTCAAAAAGACCTGACGGCAGTGGCGGTGATCGCCAGGTTTTCCATTCAGTACCGCCTTTTGTACTTCGACTCGTACAACCAGGCGGGTCAATAAACGGAGGATGTCATGGCAGACAAGGTGAAAGTCGTCTACGAAGGCCCGGACGCCGAACTGACCATCATGGTCGGGGGTAGGTATCCAGTGGTCGTGAAGCGCGGAGGGTCCGTCGAGATCCCAGTCGCGGAGGCCGAAATCCTTCTCAAACGCAGTGACTTTAAGGCCGAAGCGGCCAAAGGGAGCAAGTGATGACCATCTCCAAAGGCTTTGGGGCTTGTGTCGGTTGGGGTGTCGAAAGTACCTACGGAACTGCGGTCACTCCCACGCTTTGGGAGGAGCTTGTTTCGTCCGGGCTCGTCGAGAAACAGAGCGGCATCGGGCAACCGACGCTACGTTCTCGCTCGGTTCGTCAGTTCGCTCCGTCCAAGTTGGAAACATCGGGGTCCATCGAAGTCCTCGGAAACTACGAGGGGGCCGCGTTCCTTGGCCTCATCAAGGCCGCGCTCGGTTCGGCATCTTCGGCCACTGTCGTTGATACCACCTACACCCACACCATCGTTATGGCCGACTCGCTTCCTGCCTTGACGTTCGAGATCAAGCCGGATGGTGGGGATCTCGCGAAGAACATGCAGTATTCAGGGTGCAAGATTAACAAGATGAGCCTCTCTTGTGAGGTGGATGGCCCGCTGAAAGGCGTGTTCGACATCCTCGGGGACGGTCGACGGACGATCATCTCGGCGAACACCACCACCTACCCGACGCATGTTGGGGCGCAGTGGGACGACCTGGCGGCAACACTTGGCGGGACGGCCACGAAGATCTACGGATGGACGCTAGAAGTGGACAACGGGCTCGAAGTGCATTACGCGCTCGGCCAACGCTACGCAACGGCCAATGAGCCCAAGAGCGAGCGGAAGGTCTCGGGGTCGATCAAGTGCGCAATGGACGGGGAAACGATCATCAACCTGTTCAAGAACCAGACCGAGACTAACGGCGTTTTCACTTTCACCGGTCCGCTCGCGGGTTCGACGACACCCTACTCCATTTCGTTCAGGGTCCCTCGGTTGGTGTTCAACTCGGACAACCAGGCCCCGAAAGATGGCGGGGTCCAGTTCTTGGAACTTCCCTTCGATGCGTTCTACGACGTGACGAACACGCTCGGGGAAATCGTAGTGACTGCCGTCAACAAAACAACGACCATCTAAGGGGTGAGGCATGAAAGTCAAAGAGTATCGCCAAAAGAACCGGAAGGACGTTACCGCCCCAAGCGGTAGCGTCTTTACCATCCGAAAGCTGAACACGAAGGACTTCTATGATCTTCTCGGGTCCATCCCTGGCGTGAGGTACTTGCTGGACAAGAGGGCCGGGAAAGAAGTTCCGCAAGACGCGAATCACGAGATGGAAAGCGCGGCCCAGCTCGTGATGATCTTACGCGGCCCGGTCGCAGTTGACGGAGAGACGGTCACGATGACAGAAGCCAAGCCCGAGGAATGCAAGGACGGAGAGATGTCCTTGAGCGACCTGTCAGAGGCCGACTATGGGTTCCTTCTCAACGAGGTCACGGAGTTTTACAACCCGGCAACGAAACCGGTAGACGGGCGAACCCACGAGGGGGCTCGGTTTCTTGACACGGAAGGAAAGGACAGCGGAGACATTTCACTACATGGCTAAAGCCTATGGGGTTTTGCCTTCGGTATTTCTCGAAATGGACATTCAAGAGTTCAACCAGATTTTAGAGATTTACAACGCAGGGACGAGAGCGGAAAACAGGCATACCGAAGAAGCGCAAAGGAGGGCAAATCGTGGCGAACGTCGTTGAGATTATACTCAAAGCAACTAACCAAACCACACAAGCCCTCAACAAAACCATTAAGGATTTCGGAGATTTTAAGGCGGCGGCTATAGCGCTCGGACCTGCCGCCGCTGCCGCTGGCACCGCAGTCGCCGCCGCACTCACCGCAATAACCTATCGTAGTATTCAAGCCGCCGACGAGTTGAACAAGGCGAGTCAAAAAGTCGGAGTCACAGTAGAGTCCTTATCGGCGTTGAAATACGCCGCAGAACAGAGCGGAGTATCGTTCGATTCGTTGACAGGAGGATTGAGCAAACTCGGGAAGGCCGCAGTCAGCGCCGCCCAAGGAGACGAAGCCGCATCGCGCTCTTTCGAACAGCTTGGCGTATCAGTAACGAACTCGAATGGGTCACTCAAGACGAACGAAGAGCTGATGATGGACGTGGCCGACAAGTTCTCAAAGATGAACGACGGAGCAGTCAAGACAACGGCGGCCATCGACATGTTCGGAAAGTCAGCAGGACCGTCCATGGTGCCCCTGCTGAACCAAGGCAGGGATGGAATCGAAGCCTTGAAAAAAGAAGCCGGGGACCTTGGGCTGGTCATATCCACGAAGACTGCGCAACAGGCCGAAGTGTTCAACGACACAATGGACAAGCTGAAGAGTGTCACCACGGCCACGGGTAACGCCATCATGGCGGAGGTACTTCCATCCCTTTCGGGCTTCGCGCAGTCGCTCGTCGAAAGCTATAAGCAAGGAACGTTCGTCAAGAGTGTCATTGACGGGATTGCCGCCGTTCTTGGGTTCATGGCCCAGGCCGCAGTCGCCGCCGCCGGTGTCATCATGTCGGCTTTTGAAAACATCGGGACATCCATCGCTGTTGTGGGAACCGCCGCCGTTGAGTTGTTCACCGGGCAATGGTCTCAAGCGGGTCAAACCATTTCCGAAGGGTTTGCTGGCATCACAGAACAAATCGGGAACGACGTGATGGAGATTGCGGCGATCATCGAAGGAAACAAAGCGCAGATGGACGTCGGGAATGCGCTTGGAGGAGATCCGGCAGAGACGCAAGGGCGGATCCAAAAGACCTACAATGCCTATCGCAAGGGGTTCGCCGGGATCATCCAGGCCGGGATAAAGGGATACGACACCCTCAACCGACTCGAGAAGGCCAAGGCCGACGAACGCATCTCGATCGTTTCCGGATCTTTGGATACCATCGCCTCGCTCGCCACAGCGAAGAACAAGGCCCTGGCCGTCGTCGGAAAGACCCTCGGCATCGCGTCGGCAACGATCGACACATACGTCGGAGCGTCCAAGGCTCTCGCGCAAGGCGGTTTCTTCGGCATCGCAATGGCCTCCTCTGTCATCGCGGCAGGGATGGTGAACGTCGCCAAGATCAGCGGCATCCAGCTTGCCGAGGGTGGCGTAGTCATGCCTCGGGCCGGTGGTGTTCAGGCGACAATCGCCGAGGCTGGCGTCCCCGAAGCCGTCATTCCTCTCGACCGATCCGGGTTGTTCGGTCCGAGTAGGATTGTGATTAACCTCGACGGTCGCCCGATCATCGATTTTCTAACAAACGCGCAAAAGACCGGGGAATACGTCCCTATCCCGGTATAAGGACACCCCATGCGGTTCTTTTACACAAACCTTTCGGACACGGCGACGCTCGCGGCTTCTTCTGCGGCAACACTGCTTCCCGTTACAAACGTTCAGGACAGCCGTTCGCGCAACAAGTGGCGCACCGGGGCGACGCTTACCACCGAATACATCGTCGGGGACATGGGAAGCGCGAAGGCGGTCACGTCGGTCATCATCCACGCGCACACGCTCCTGGCCGGGGATACGAACATCAAGTTCCAGATGAACGCCACGGACTCATGGAGTAGCCCCTCTTACTCAATTGACCTGACTCGGTTGGACAAGACTTTCGGGGCTGTGTTCGCGGCCCAAACCTATCGATACTTCCGCTTCGTTTTCGACAAAGCGACAGCCGGTTCGTCTCGCGACGTTGGCCGCCTGTTCGTAGGGAACTACCTCCAACCCACCGCGACGCCGGACTTTGGAGGGCTCAACATCAACCCAGTCGACTCTTCGGAGACAACCCAGTCCCTAGGCGAGGACGACTACTCAGAAATACGCAACTTCCATGACGAGATTGTCATCCCAGTCGGATTGATGAACGACACCGACAGAGGCAACCTGTACGCTTATTTCAAGACAACCGGGATTTTCACTCCGCACTTCGTCCAGATCGAGGCGTCGGGATACAGTACGTTCTACTACGCAAGGTTTATGAAGGCCCCGAAGTTTGATATCGTCGGCCTATCCGGAAACTACCTTTGGAAGACGACGCTGGAATACCGCGAACAGGTGTCCTAATGGCCCTTTCAGATATTCTCAGGCTCCCTGAAGCAAAGACGGTATTCCTGGCCGAAGTCACGGCAGGGCTCACGCTTCGCGGATGGGACGAAACCTTCAAGATATCCGGTGCCGACGTTGACTGCGCCAGAACCCCTCTCACTGAAACGGACATATCCGCCCTCAAGGTCAACGGGACAGCCTTGACGCTTGTCGCTACCGCCGCACTTTGCGCGTCCACAGACAACTCGTGGGCCTATCCTGGGGACGGATACCTGTACGTCCATATCGTCGTCGCGTCGGTGTACGTCCCGGCGCAGACTTATGGGTATACGGTTGTTTGCTTCCCGAAGTTCTATTTCTCATCGCAGGGGAAAATATTAAACGACCGTTTCTATGATGGCCGAATCGTTGACGCCCCGAAACTCTCCAACCGTATCGAAGAGGACTTTTCAGGCGTCATGCAGATCGGTGGAGGGTCCATCTCGTTCGTCAACTCGGACGGATACTTCGACACCCGGGCGACGTACAACTGGAAGGCCGGGGAAACAAAGCTACTCGTCGGAGCAGATACCGCATCCGTCGAGATGGTCTACGAGGATTATGAAGCAATCGCGACATGGGTAAACCAGGACGTCACCAAGACTGATAAAAAGTTCACCCTGACGTTGGCCGAGATTAAGACGAAGATCAAGAAGGACATCCCGTTCGAGCTTTATGACCTTACGACCTATCCAAAGCTACAAGACTCATCGGACGGAGAGCCGATCCCTTTGGCCTATGGTGTCATCCTAGGGGCAAGGGCAACCTGCATCGACGTCGATGCGAAGAAGTTCAAACTGTCCAAAGACGCGATAGTCGGCATTGACGACGTTCGCATGGCATCAGGTTCAGGCTCGGTCCACCTCGCCATCACGACAACGGACTACGCAAATGGAGAGTTCACGGCACTTGGGTGGGACGGGACTAGCACGGTGACTTGTGACTTCAGGGGAAAGCCCGACGTGAATGGCGTGTTGATCGAGAACGCGCCCGACATCATCCAAGACCTTTTGATCTATGTCGGGGATGCGACCATCAACGCCGCGTCTTTTGCCTCCGCAAAGGCTTATATGAAAATAGGGACGAAGCGGAACAACCCGCTTGCCGTCGTGTACGAAACAGCCGTCGGCGTCTACATCAACTCCGTCGAAGACCTTTACGAAATACTATCCGGAATCCTCGAAGCCTCTCAAGCCTACCTATACTGCAACGAGGACGGCGAATACGTTTTAAAACCATTCAAGCCTTTGCCCGGAGAGAATCTGACCGAGTTGACGGACATGGATATCAGGACATTTGAGGAGAAGACGCCGGACCAGGACAGCTACACCCGCGTCGTCGCTCAATACGCCAACCGCGTAGACGAGGGGTGGTATCAGTCGGCGATCAACGACAATATTGAGACGCAGTACGAAAACAACGAGTCAAAAGAGAACCGGCTCACTAAAACTGGGCTTTGCATGTCTGAGACAGATCACGCCGATATCTGGAGTCAGAGGACGCTTATTTTCAACGGCAAAGAACGGAAGAACTACGAGACGACCGTGGGTCGCATTGGATACCTTTTGAACCCTGGGGACCAGTTGCGCCTCGTCTATGCCAGGCATTCGCTGAACAAAGTCCTTGAGGTTCTATCTGTGAACAAGAACCTCACGAAGGGCGAGGTAACTTTAACCCTCGGTAACCTTCACGGGTTCGAGGACCGCATGGGTTTTTGGGTAGCAGACGACGCCGTTCTACCTACAAGGTTTTCAGGAGAGGCGGGATATGGGACGGGGTCTCTTTCGTGGAATGCCTCGTGGTCTGATACCATAAAAGAGTGGGTAAGGCAGAATATCGGATATTGGACCGATGCGAACGGGTACACCGAAAGCACTGAAATAGGCTACAAGCCTTCGTGCTGGATCTGAGGGGAAAATGGCGTGGACTACAAGGACGCACAAGACGGTCAACGATCCCACTAGGATCAGCGATATCAACGCAACCATCGATAACGAGAACGACCTGGACGCTCGCATCGAGGCTATGGCCGGTTCCTTCGGAGTCCCAAACGGGTCTTTTGAGTCCGACGAGAATATGTGGGACGTGTCGGATTATGCCTCGGGTTCACACGCCATCACCACCACGGCTGGAGAAGTAGTGGATGGTGGGAAGGCCATCGAAGTTACCCAAGCATCCAGCGGAGGATCCAACGGCGGGTCTATCGTCCAGACCCATGACGACTACCTCATACCGTGCGCGGCAGGACAAGGGTATTACCTGGGATGGTACTTGAAATGCTCGGCGGCGAATGTATCCACGAGCGTGGAAGTCCTTTTCTACGACGAGGCCGGGAGCTATGTTTCCGGTATGCCGCTCTTGACCGACACGTCCACGAACCCAACGAGCTACGCGAAGAAGTGCCGCTCGTTTGTTGTCCCCGCTTCGTGCATGAAGATGCGTGTTAAGTTCGTTCTTGGAGTGCAGGGCGGAAACTCTGGATGGTTCCTACTTGATGGTGTGAAGTTCTTTGCCATCCAAGACGACGAGATCCAGCGCAACGAAGAAGAGGCGTCGGGTAATTCAAACGTAACCATCCAGCCCGCGTCGTGGACAGACCGGATTATGAATTATGAACGGATCACGGACAAATACGGGACGTTCACCAACGGAACGAATCAAATAACGATTAACCTACCAGGTAAATACTTTTACGAAGCCTGCTCCGCATCTGCTTCCGTGTTGCACAAACTCCGAGTTTATAACGTCACGGATGGAACCGTCCTAGCGGAAGGTTCGCCAGGTAGCGGAAGGAATCAGTCGAGGGTTTTCGGAACCTTCTCGCTAACCGCAGGAAGCAAGGTTGTAAAGTTGCAGGACCGGACCCTTATCAGCGACGATTCAGGCGGGCAAGGTTCGGGGCTTGACGGAAACGAATTGTATTCTTCCCTGTACCTCCGCAGGATCGGCGACTGATGACCACACCTCGCAAGCGTTTGGGTTTTGTCGGCTCTCATCGGATGCGGAGGGGGAAGACGGACATTTTCGACTTTTCAAGCGACGCGAGGTATGGCGACACATTTATCGTCAAGTCAACCGGAGAAGCGCTGACGCGGGACCGGAACGCCCTGAGAGTTTCGGAGGTCTCGACCCACGAAGTCCAGATGACCAGCGGCCAGACGATGGAAGTATTCAATATTGGTGAGTATGCCGCGACGCTTACACTGCCGACGGGATATCAGTTCAGAGACGGAGAAACATCGAGGCCGTTACAACCCGGAGAGTATATCTCGTTTTTCTTTTTCTCTCCAACCGACGAGGCTTCGCAGGTCATCCACATCCGATACGAAAGCGCGAGGGTTTACGAATGAGAACCGCACTTCTTTTGATGCTCCTGGCCGCCAATTCCTTCGGTGCCACACCAACCCCAATACCGACATCAACGATAAAGACTGGGTTTTTGAAAGTCCCGAGTGCCGGGGCCGTTCCAAGGGTTGCGGCTATACAGCAAAGCGATGTGGTCGGATTATCTACAGCGGTTACAACTAGAGCGGTTTATGACCCCATACTGGGTTTGTCGTTGGTTAGCGGAACGTTCCCACCGGCCGGTAATCCGTGGATTATGCTTGGGAACCCAACACAGCCGGACAACGAGACGACGATATTCGGTAGGATGGAGACGGTCCCGGTTCATACAAACCGTTCCGGTGGAATCGTTGGAACCGGGTATTGGGTGATAGACGTGGACGGAGGAATGATATTCAACACCGTGCCGATATCGTGGCTCGGTGGAACGGGTAGCGGATTTGCGTGGAGAGTTACGGACCACGACATAGTGAATAGGTTCGGAACGTTTCGGGCATATCTCGACCCAGCCGTAACGGACGAATACCTTGGGCTTAACCTGTTCTCTGGATGTGGAGTATATACGAACGGCGGGACTGTCGACGCCGGGAACGGCCCAGTGACGAACGTGGGAAGCATGTCCGCTAGTGTATACTCGGCCACGGGTAGCCCCGTGACATTCATCCCCGTCACCGGATGCACCATTGTCTCTCAAGGCCGGTTGCTCTACTCCATCAACTCCACGCCGGTTGTCCCGTAGTCGTTGTTTAAGAATACCTCCATCTGATTAAAACCGTTTAAACATATACGCTGGTTTCATCGAAGCCATGGAGGGCCCAGATGAAACGAGCAGGCATGTTGATCGCCTTGATGATGCTGATGGACACCTTATCGTTCTCGGCCACCCCGACGCCGATCCCCGCCCCGTACACGGACATGGCCGTCTCGGTCATTGCACCCTCGGCGACTTCCGTGACCATCGCGATCGCCGAGGCCACCAAGGTCTACGACCCTGCGGTGTACGGTCAGTACAAGATGAACCTCTACAAGTCCAGTTCATACACGAACCCCGAACCGTCACGCTTCGACTTTGAAACGATGAAGGCGGTATCCTGGCAGCCGACCCCGCGCATCCTGACGGTCCAACGCGCTCAAGACGGGACGAAGGCATCTACCTGGAAGGCGGGGGCTTACTCTCTTCGCCGGTATGACACTATCCCGACCGTGACACCCACGGCAACCCCCGTCGATACAGCAACCCCAACTCCTACGGCCACGCATACGAATACTCCGACCTATACCCCAGTGGACTTTAAGGGTTATCCAGTCCATGGTGTCCCCACTCCCTCAAGCCCAACGGACGCTGTGAATAAATCATACTCCGACGCGCTTGTCCCGACCGCAGTCGCCACCGCAAACGCTTTCTCCGCCGCACTCGCCGCCACCATGACGCCCCTGGCTGCGAATGCCGTGGCAACAGAGGTCGCCGCGAGACAGACAGCCATCGCGGGGAATATCGCATGTGCTTCAGTTAGCACGGCCCAACTCACGCTTGGGGACGCGACTCCGGAACTTCAGCAAACACCGATTCCAATTATAAATGTTCTTGAAAGTATTGATTGG